CCTGGTCGTGGTGGAGACCGCCCGGGTGCCAGCGGTGAGATATGCCCGGACGAGGCGGTCACCATCCTTGGTGAGCTTGGCCTCATCGATCGAGAAGTCGGCGCCGTCAACCATCCGATTTCTCCAGGTTCTCCAACACCATGAACGCGTCTATCAGCGCGGCAGGCTGTTCACCGGGGCTCCCGGCGCAAGGAAGGACACGACCGGTAAGGGGAGACGAGTATCGCCGCGTAGTCAGATATAGATCGACTACCGCCCAGGTTTCCGCGGGGAGCGAGAGCCGGGGGTTTTCTTCCCAGAGGTAGCCGCCGATTTCCCAGCCGCCCTCGACGTATCGCCCGCACTCAAATTCGGCGGGGTAACGTCGGCATCTGAGGGCGGCACCAAGTTTTTTTCCGCGTCCGCGCCGATGCCATATTGCAGGTTGAACGCGCGATTCCCGGCGATGAAGACCTCCATCGAATCAAGAGCGGCGAGGGTGGCGTCCGAGACCAGGCCATCCTTGCCCCTGGCGAAGGTGATGCCTTCCCCTTCGATGTCTGTGCAGAAGCGGCGGATCGCGATGAGCGGTGCGAGCTCACGCCGCCGTTCGGCCTGCTCGTTCAACTCGACATAGTCGGGCCAGAATTCGCCAAGCACCTTGTGGATGTCGCCGAGGAACTTCTTATCTTCGTCGGAGAGCGAGGCTTCCTCCCCTTGAGCTTGGGCATCGAGAACGCTCAGCGCGCGATCAAGGCCGGGATCGTCCGCCAGCAGGGTCTGGACCCCATCGCGGGCCGCTGCGAGCACCGCAAAGCCCGGCACACGCCCAGCGCGGTACTTGCCCGATAGCTCCGCCTCCATTTGCCCGCGCTCGATAACCGAGCCGGCGCGCAGGTGAAACGTCGGCGCCTTGGGATCGTCCGCTCGCCACGGCACCTTGAAAGTCATGGTCTCGGTCGTGCTGGTCAGGATCATGTTCGTTCCGATCAGCTAAAGCAGATGGTGGCGTCACCATCCCGGCTGCTGCTGTCGCGGCTCGACGGGATCGCCTGATAGTGCAGGGTTTCCGATCGAAGCTGGCCCGCCTTGGCGGGCGTGGTGTCCGTGGGCTGGATCAGAGGCAGGCAGATCGTGACCCGATTGCCGTTTGCCGCCGGGAAGACGAGCGCGCCGGTGTACTGGCTGTACGCCGCGATATCGACGAGGATGTTGCGGGTCGCGACCAGCGAGCGCTTCGGGTCGCATTCCAGCACATATTTGCGCCCGCCGAGCTGGCCGCCAGCGAAGCCGTAGGGCGTGTTGGGATCGTCCGGCGATTCGACCTGGCTGTTCGCGCTCAGGCTCCACTTCGAGATCGGCAGGCCGCGACGGTTGACGTTGAAGATCGAGCCGACACCACCCGAACCCTGTGCAAGGATCGGCGCCGACTGCGACGGGTAGGACACTGCGCTCGGGATCGCCGCGTCGGCGGTGCCCTGGTAGATGCCGGTGAAGCTGAACGTGGCGAAGCCCGGCTTGCCGCTTTCGCCGTCGAAATCGACCGTGCCGCGGCAGTCGGTCCAGGTATGCGTAACGCCGTCTTCATACAGCACGATCGTCGCGCACGGGTGCATCGTGGTGCGCGAGGAGGAGTCCGAAGGCGAGGTGGGCGCGTAAGTCCAGTTCGCGGGAATTGCCGCCGTATTGGTCGCGCTCAGCGCCGAGCCATAGGTCTCGGTCAGGCTCGCGACCTTGCCGGCCGTATAGTCGGCAATCAGCGGCGTGCGGCCAGCCGCCGGGGAGCCGGTCAGCACCAGCGGCATGCCACGATAGATCTGCGCGGTACCCGTGTAACCGGTGCCGAGCGTCGCCGACGACGCAGTGCCGGCGGTAAGCGCGGCGGCGGCAATAGCGGTATAGGTGACGGCGGTGCCCGCGCCCTTGAGGCGCGACCGGAATTTGACCGTTGCGGGCTGACCCAACACGAGCGGCGCGCCGGCGGCATAGCTGCCATTGGCTTCGTCGACGTCTTCGGCCTTGAACGGGCCGTTATAGTCGATCGAATCGACCTCGCACGGGATGACGTCGGTCGACGCGGAAGGGGTGGCAGGGACGCCATCGCCGCCGCTCTGCAGCGCGATCAGCAACAGCGAATTGGATGGCCGAAGTACGGGATCGGGCATGGGGTTTCTCCTTGAAAATCAGGCCGGCAGCGCCGGGTTGGTGCGGGAGGTGGTGAACTCGATCGAGAAGTCCTGGACGAAGGCCAGGCGGCGCTTGCTTGCCAGTTCGGCGGTGACGAAACGGAAGCCCTCGGGCTCGATCAGTTCGATGAGACCGCCAAATCGATCATCTGCCATGAGGGCGGCGACGGCCGCCGCGTGAAGGGCGGTTCGGTCCTGCGATGCCTGCTCGCCCGTACCGTTTTCGACGAACCCCTCTACCGTGAGACCCATCTTCCAGCGTGTCAGGGTGCACTCGCGCTCGATCGGGGCCGCATCGGTGATCATCACGCCAAGCGATGGGAAAATGTCGGGATCGCCCGCCGGCTCCAGCTCAACCGCATCTGGGTCGGTGAGCGTGGGGATCGCGGACAAGCCGGCGAGAGCGTAATTTGTGATGCTGTCGATCACCGTCATGTCGCTGGGCCTATGTCCGCGACGACAAGCTCCCACTTGCCGATATCGTCACGCTGGGTCCGGTCTTCGACCTTCCACACGCGGCCCCGATGGGTGAAGGTGTCCGTCTTCCGTGGCTCTTCGGGGAAGGCGGACTGCGGAAATTCGTAAGTGACCGTCCGCAAGGTTCTGCCCGGACCGGCAAACGCCTCGCCTGGCACGTCGGACCAGATCGCCTCGACCTCCTCGGCATCCAGGCCCGCGCCTGTATAGATCACGGGCGTCGGGTCGGAGAACTCCGCGTCGATCGCGGCTGAGGCGTCGTCCCAGATGGACATCAGTCCGCCTTGGCTTTGGCAGGCGCTTCCGACGCTTCGGGCGCGGCTTCGACTGCGCCGTGCGTATCGACCAGTTCCTTGGCCTCTTTGGCGGTGATATGGCCCGCCTTTGCAGCATCGCCGACGATCAGGTCGGTGCCAGCATCGCAGAACAGCCCGACATTATCGACCGCAGCGCGATGGAGAGTGATTTTCTTCATGGGATTGCTCCGGGAAAACAGAGGCGGGCGGCGAAGCCGGAGCTAAGCCGCCCGCCCAGGGGAGGAATTGCGCCTTAGGCGACGATGCCGAGCTTGATGCGCCCGATGGTGTCGCCGGAGGCCTGCGCCTGCGCCGCGACGCCAACGAGCGTATTGCCGCCAGCGGTGGTGGTCAGGTTCTTCGCGGTGTTGTCCCAATAGAGCTTGGCGCCCTGGGTCCACGCCTGACCGGTGGCCTTCGCCATATCGATGACGCCGCGGGTGCGTCCCTGACCGCTGCCGCCCGAAAGGACGGCCGCAATCGCGACGACGAAAAGCGAGCCGATAAGCGCACCGCCGCTGGCGGGAACGTCATAGGGCGCGGTGAAGGGGATCGTATCCCCGTCCTGAATATATCCCTTCATGTCACTTTTCCTTTTTCGGGGTCTTGGGCGCTTCGTCCGAAGCGGGGTTGGTTACGAGATTGGCGCCGCTCGCCTGATGCTCGATCGGCGCAAGCGCCTCGGCTGCGGCGGCGTCGGTGCTGGACGCACGAAGGCCTTCGACCGGGACGTTCTTGCGGTCGTCGGACGAGAAGTCTGCCGTGACGTCGGTGCCGCTCTCATTGTCGAGCAAGCGCTGCGCCTCGGCGTCCTCCAGATGGAGGACGCCCTCGTGGGGGTGGCGCATCCGGCCGTTCACATAGGCCGAGGTCACGAGCTGGATGAATTTCGACATCGCGATTTCTCCTGATGCGGGAGGGCGGCGCGAACCCGCCCTCCCGAAAGCTGTCCCGAGCTTGGGATTACTGGCCGGCGTCCTTGACGGCCGACTGCGGGTTGATGCCGGCGACGCCGTAATCGATGCGGACCTTCCATTCGGCCCCATCGATCCGCCAGCCTTCCTCCATATCGAGGAACGGCTCCTCGACACCGTCGAGGAAGCCGACGACGATCGCAGGCGCGACGGTCGGATCGGCGAACGCGTACCAGGGCGCGCCGGTCAGGCGCGCCGTGTCCACGATATCGCTGAAAATGCCGAGCGCGATGTTGGTGCGCTGCAGCTTGTTCGCCGTGTCGGGGTCGTACTGGCTGTTGTTCGTGACCCGAGCCTGCCCGCCGAGCGCCAGCGGGCCGAGGAAGATGGACGGATCGATCTCGAGGAAATCGTTGCCGCTCGGATCCTTCTGCGACGCCATCAGCTGGCGGACCTTGTCGACCTCGGCAACCGTCGGCGGG